AATTTGAAGATATTGATAGTATTGTAGACAGATTGTTAGATAGTTATATAGCAGATACTATGTATGGTGAAGATGTAGAATACGGCATAGTAACAGAAAATTATTAAGGAGAGTAAATATGAGTGAAATAATATGCTACGAAGATATGACAAGAGAAGAGCAATTGAACCATATCTCTGAACATGGTGGAATTATTAAAGATGATATAGGGTATTTGTTTGAGGGTAGCGAATTACGATGTGAATGTTGTGGTATATGTCTTTTTGTTAAAGAGAAATAGATTATTTTGGTGAAACAAAAATATTATTTAATTATGAGGTAAAATACTTATGAACACATTTTCTATAATTTCCGCTATTCATAACATTGTATCAATCAATGCAGGAAGAGTAAAAAGGATAGATTCTACTGAAGATATAACAAAATGCCATTATTATCGTCATCTTATAATTAAAGACGCTGATGGGCATGAATTTGCATTGGACTTATTTACAGACAAACAAGGCGGTATTGATTTTAAAGTTATATAAAGGGAGCATAGTTATGTTTATTGAATTTATTTTAATAGTAAGTAATATAACAGCGTTCGGCACTCATGAAACGATTGAGGGCTCTTTTAGTACCTGTACTGAAGCAGCAACATTCTACGAAACTTTTTATCGTGGCAAAGATAACTATGATGGTTATCGCTGTATTCGTGCAGACTTAATTAAAAAGGAAATAATATTATGAAAGTAAAAAAACATAAAGACGTTGATATGATAACGATTAGCTGTATGCAAGGGGATAAACTTGTACAAAAAAGTTATGTAGGATATAACTTATCACAAGCAAAATATGCTTTCGAGCATGAATACATGAATAAAAGAAGATATTATTCAGACAAATATTAAAGATATGAATTAATTAATAAGGGGGAATAATTATGTTACGAACACCTAACGATATATATCATGGAGACGAAGATTTTTTAAACGAACAAGTGTGGGAATATTGTTACGAACAAGCATTAGAGGAATTAGAGGAAGAGGGTTATGACGAGGAAGATGTTAAAGCATTAGCACACAGAAGAGCAGAGCGTATATATTATGATAGACAATTTGACAAATAAATTTAATTGTGTAAAATACTTTTTACTAACTAGAAAGGGAGTGCATTATGATTGACTTTGAATTAGGCATGGAGTTTGCAATCAATATTAAAACTGATGAGGGTGAAGATTGGTTGGTTGAGAATAGCAGTATCATAAGCGATGAAACCTTATCACTTATTATGCGAGATGTAGGAAACCATGTAGATAATTTAAAATTAGAAAGGAATGAACAATGAGTAATTTTTATGAAAAATATTATGGTCAATTAAAAGGATATAAAATAAAATCTTTTGACGGCATGATTACAGATGAGGGTTTCCTAAAACCTTTTCCACGCTTTACATTAGTTAAAGGAAAAAATGAAGTGTCATTAGAAGTTAGCCAAGATGAAGAGGGTAACGGTGGTGGCTTCTTATTTTTAAGTAACAAGAACGAGTTAGAAAAAAAGGGGGTATGAAAAATGATTAATAAATTAGAAGATGTATTAAAAAAATATAGTAGGCAAGAGGTAGCAGACTTGCTAGGCGTAACAAGACAGGCAGTTTATTATTGGGTTAAAAATAATTCCATGCCTAAATTAAGACAATATGAGTTATTGGAGTTAGAGCATGATAGACAGACAAGAAATACTAGCGAGGTTTAGTAAGGTTTATCAGAGTGGCGTAGACCAATACCAATGTTTATGCCCTGTGCATGATGATAGAAATGCTAGTCTAGGCTTAAAGTTTAAAGATGACAGAATGATAATGAATTGTTTTGCGGGTTGCTCTGCTGAATCTATATTAGAATCTATTGGCTTAGTATGGAACGATATTATGCCTGATACTTTGCATGAGGAATGGCGACCTAATGTTAATGGTACAGAAATGATAAATATAGCTAAGGCAAAAATGAGATTTAATCCATTTGCTATTATGAAAAGTATGCAAGAGGATTATCTTTTTATAGCACTTTCTGCGAAAGAATTAACAAAAGGTAATGCCTTAGTGCCTGAAGATGTAGAACGATTGCACAGGATAGCTAGGAAACATAAGGAAATATATGAGTATCTCAAGTAATGTAGAGAAGTTAATAGTTAATGATGAGCAAATAGAAAATTATTTTGCTGAAAGAGATTTAACTGAACATACGAAAATTAAATCGCCTAGCAATTATGCCGAAGATGTATTGGAGTATTTTAAAAATGATATGACAGGCGGAGTGCCTTTGCCTTTTGATTTTACAGAAGATAAATTTAAAATCCGCAAGGGTGAAACTACTATTGTATCGGGTTATAGTGGGCATGGTAAGACGATATGGCTTTCTTATGTAATGTACAAAGCATTAAATTATAGCAAGGTGTTGATAGCAAGTTTTGAGATGTTACCTAAAGCAACACTAGGGCGTATGTTACAGCAAACAGGTAACTATGAGCCAACAGATAATGCAGTTTATGACTTTGTTGAATCATTAGACAATAAACTATATTTGTATGACGCTGAGGGGGAAACAAGTGTAGAAAAAGTATTGTCGGTTATCTATTATGCAAAAGAAAAATTGGGTATAGATATGTTTGTGATTGATAGTTTAATGAAATGTGGCATTAATGAAGATGATTACAACGGGCAAAAAAGATTTGTTAATCAGTTGTGCGTTGCTAGTCGAGACTTAGGTATACATATATTCTTAGTGGCACACAGTCGTAAAACAGTTCATGAACATTCAGAGCCGAGTAAGTTTGATGTGTTAGGCTCATCTAATATTACTAACCTAGCGGATAATTGTATTACAGTCTTTCGTAATAAAAAGAAAGAGGAAATATTATCGGGTAATGATGAGGATAAAATAGAAGAGGTAAAGAAGCATTATGATTGCAAGATTTATATAAATAAACAGAGACATGGCAATGGTTACGAGGGGAACTTTGGACTTTATTTTGATAAAAAAACATTAACTTTTGGAGTGTATAACAATGACAACAGTAAACCAGTTTATCAAGCAAATGAAAAATCTTTTTTCTGATATTGAGTACCGAGCCACAAGTAAAGATGGCATAGTATTTAAGTCTCAGGGGTGGGATAAGGTTAATAAAAAAATAGAAATGCGAACAAAAAAAAAGGTTGACAAATTATATTAACAGAGTATTATACTACTAAAGGAGAAAATTATGAGTGCATTGAATGACAAATTAGATTACATTATCTATGAACTAACAAGAGTAACAAATGATTTAAACAATTTGAACAAAGAAATATGTAAGCAAGATGAGGTTATAAAGGCAAGAGAAGTTGCTGATTTAAAACTTTACAATGTAAATAAACTACTTGATAATGGGAGTTAATCATGAGTAAATTTTCAGAATTAAGAAAGATAGATGTAAGCCAATATGTAGAGAAGAAAGGTAAGTTTAATTATCTATCTTGGTCATGGGCTGTTGACCAATTATTACAGCAAGATGAAAAAGCTACATGGCAATTCAGAGAGCCAACAATCTATCCTGATAATACTATGATGGTGTGGTGTGATATAACTGCCTTTGGCAAAACTATGACATCTTACCTACCTGTTATAAATAATATTAACAAGGCAATTAAAAATCCTGACGCTATGGCGGTGAATACTGCTATGCAAAGATGTTTAGCAAAAGGTATTGGCTTGTTAGGTATTGGGTTATACATATATGCAGGTGAAGATATACCTGAAGGTGACCCTGCTGAAATATTATGGCAAACTTATGAGAAGCAAGGGAAAGATGGTGCAACCGCTTACTACAAAAAATTAAATGAAGAAGAAAGAAAGCATTGTGAAGAAGTTATTGAGAAAATAAGGAAGGATAGCAATGGAACAGAGAAGTGATGAGTGGTTTAAGGCTAGGCTTGGCAAGGTAACCGCTAGTCGTGTATCAGATGTTTTAGCTACCATTAAGAGTGGCGAAGCTGCTACACGTAGCAGTTACAGAATACAGTTAGTAACAGAACGCTTAACTAATCAAGTTACTAGAAGTTATGTGAGCGAAGCTATGCAACATGGCATAGATACAGAAGACGAAGCTAGAGCCTTTTATATGTTTAGTAAAGATAATGTAGAAGAGGTAGGATTTATAGACCACCCTAAAATTGCATGGGCTGGGGCTTCGCCTGATGGATTAGTGGGTGATGAGGGAATGATAGAAATAAAATGTGTTCAACCTCATACGCATACGCTAACATTAATTAACAGGGATATGCCAAACAAGCATTTGTCGCAAATCATGTGGCAATTAGCTTGTTGCCCTGAAAGAAAGTGGGTTGACTTTGTTTC